ATATTGCAGCCTCTGCCCGTCAGGGTGCCAACGATATTGCAGATGAACTAGGGCTACCACGGGCGAAGCTTGTCACAACTATCAAGCCAAGTGGAACCCTTTCAAAGATCATGTCGACTACGGAGGGGGTCCACAAGCCACTTGGTAAGTACCTCTTCAATAACGTGACCTTCTCAAAACACGATCCAATCGTACCCATCATGACTGCAGCTAACTACACAGTCATCGAGAAACCTTTCGAACCTGACAGCGTCTTAATTACCTTTCCGGTAGCCTATGACGATGTGAAGTTTGATGAGGTGGACGGTAAGTTCGTGAACCTCGAAACTGCTGTGCAACAGTTGGACCGCTACGGTCTTATGATGAAACACTACGTCGATCATAATTGCTCAGTAACAATCAGCTACTCACCTGACGAAGTACCAGCCATCATCGAATGGATCATGAACAACTGGGATTTGTATGTAGGTGTGTCATTTATTTATCGTAACGACCCAACAAAGACTGCAGCAGACTTAGGCTATGCCTACCTGCCTCAAGATGTCGTGTCTCGAGAAGTGTACGATGAATACGTTTCAAAATTGTCACCAGTAGATATCGAGAATGCCAACTCTTTCGATGAGTTGACAGATGATGAATGCGCCACTGGTGCCTGCCCAATCCGTTAAGGAACAACAATGGCCAAGAACACGATAAGCAAAAAAGATAAGATTAAGAAGTCTGCCTATCAGCGTAAGGTCGAAGAGCAAGGGCGTGTGATAACTCCACGCGTCCAAGCCCTCCTACCTATGAACGTAGCTCAAGATAACTACATCAACTGCATCAAGCAGTATTCACAGGTCTTTGTCACAGGACCTGCAGGTACTGGTAAAACCTTCATTGCTGCAGCTATTGCCGCAGATATGTATGCACAGAAGCGTGTCCGTAAGATTATCTTAACACGTCCGAACATCCCTGCGGGTAAATCGCTAGGGTTCTTCTCAGGTACTATCGAAGATAAGATAGCACCTTGGGTCTACCCGCTAACGGAAGTGCTGATTGCTCGGCTGGGTAAAGGTAAGTACGAGCTAGCAATCAAGCGTGGTGACATCGAGATTGTCCCATTCGAAGTTATGCGTGGTCGTTCTTTTAATAACGCTTTCGTCATCTTAGATGAGGGCCAGAACCTCACTGCCAGAGAAATGAAGATGTTTCTCACTCGAATTGGTGAGGAAACTAAAGTCGTTATCAATGGCGATATCTCCCAGCATGACCTTCAGGGAACTTCAGGCCTGAAGATTGCTATCGACCTCCTACATAAACACAACATCCCTGCAGCCCACTGTAACTTCACTCACGATGACGTTGTTCGTTCTGGCATCTGTGCCGCATGGACACGAGCATTTGATTAGGTTGCACCATAGAGGATTAGATCAATGTTCCCTTATATATCTAACGAACTACTAAATGAACTGAATACACGTTTCCCAGTTATGGCACCTCAATATCTTGAGCAGCATGATATGCTGATGTGGCGAGGTGGACAGCGTTCGGTCGTAGATTTCATGCAAACACTTTACGAAGAACAACAAGCTTCAAAACTAGGAGAATAGAATATGTGTATTGGAGGCTCACCAGCGGCACCTACGCCAGCCCCGCCCCCTGCAGCCCCTGCAGCGGTTAATCCGGTCATGACAAATATGTATGACCCGAGCAATCCCGAGAGCGGGATGGCAGCAGAGAAAGGCGCACTTCAAGGTAAAGCCTTGGGTACGTCACAACTCAAAGTCGATCTCGATCCTACCGTGAGCAATCTCGGTAAGGGCGCTGGTCTTCAGATTACTAAGTAGGTCTTACATGTGTACAGCATTGAACGCAGCTCGAAAAGTATCAAGAGAGACTGATGGCATCCTTGGCGGCGGAGTTACGCAGTTAGATGACGCACTCAGTGGCTCCCCGTTGCCTATTCAGAAGGTTGCTGACAAAGTTGAAGATAAGGTTACCGATCCAAAGTTACTGGGCGCTGGCCTTCAAATAATGAATTGAGAACATAAATGAGTATGGGAACCGCTGAAGCGCGTTACCACCAACTCGAACAGTCTCGTCAATCATATCTAGATCGAGCAAGAGATTGTTCGTTGCTAACAATTCCCTCCCTGATACCGCAAGATGCCCACAATGAAACGAGTGATTTATATACTCCGTTTCAAGGCATCGGTGCGCGTGGGGTGAATAACCTAGCATCGAAACTCTCTCTTGCTCTGATGCCACCTAACTCCCCCTTCTTCCGTTTCATGGTTGAGCCATACACCTTAAAGGATTTGGCTGAAGATGAAGCAGCACGAACCCAGATTGAACAACAACTGGGTGAGTATGAGCGGGCAGTTATGTCGGAGATTGAAACGTCTGGCGACCGAGTTGCGGTACACGAAGCACTGAAACATTTAATCGTAGGCGGCAACGTGCTATTGCACATTGGCCCTGAGAAGACACGGGTAATCCACCTAGACAGTTATGTTGTATCTCGCGCACCTAATGGTGAAATTCTAGAAGTTGTTACTGTTGAGCATGTCTCACCTAACGCTTTAGATAAAGCGACCGCCGCTAACATCTCTGGTAAACTCGAGGGTGATGAAAAGACTGTTGAAGTCTACACTCACATCGAGCGTAAGAACGAGTTCTTTAACGTATACCAAGAAGTCAAAGGGTCAGTCATTACTGGCTCTAAAGGCAAATACAAAAAGAACAACGTCCCCTTCCTGCCCCTTCGTTTCTCCCGCATCGACGGTGAGGACTATGGTCGCGGGTTTGTAGAAGAACTTCTAGGTGACCTCCGGTCCCTCGAGGGTCTATCCCAAGCAATCGTAGAAGGCGCTGCCGCCGCTGCCAAGGTTCTCTTCATGGTGAACCCCAACGGCACAACGCGTATGCGTACTATTGCGCAGGCTGAGAATACTGCAATCATCGAAGGTAACAGCAACGATGTTTCAGTTCTACAGATGGATAAGTTCAACGACTTCCGCGTGGCCTATCAGGCTATGCAGGGTATCGAGGAACGCTTATCACAGCAGTTCATGCTGCAATCTTCAGTACAGCGTAATGGTGAACGGGTTACTGCAGAGGAAATTCGTTACCTCGCAGGTGAGCTAGAAGATACCCTATCCGGTATCTACTCTATCTTGTCGCAGGAATTTCAGTTGCCTTACGTTAACCGTAAGATTGAGGTTCTAACCAAATCCAAGAAGCTACCTAAATTACCAGACGATGTAGTCAAACCTACAATCGTCACAGGTATGGAAGCCCTTGGACGTGGTCACGACCTACGCAAGTTGGACATGTTTATTCAGGGTATGACGCAAGCTCTAGGACCAGAGGTTCTACAGCAGTACGTCAATCTACAGGATTACATTAAACGTCGAGCAACAGCTCTCGGTATTGAGACTGAAGGCTTGATTAAATCACAAGAACAAATCGCCCAAGAACAGCAACAGGCACAGCAGCAACAGATGATGATGCAAGCTGGTCCCCCCGCCATTCAAGAAGGCGCGAAAGCATTAGGAAACTCTTATGTTGAAAGCCAAAGACAACAAGGCGATGGAGAAGGATAAGGCTGAAGAAGCCAATCCTGCACCCACACCTGAAAATAAACCACTGGCTGCACCTGCCGTATCTAAAGGCGTATCCAAAATTACACGGATCGATTACTAGAACATGGCAGAAAGCATCACAATCACAGAAGACGATACTGGCCCAGAAGCACCTGTTGCGGAGGATAACCAATCTGAACGTCCTGAATGGTTGCCTGAAAAGTTTAGCTCTCCCGAAGACCTAGCAAAATCCTACAGTGAACTTGAGAAGAAACTATCAGGTCCAGCCGATGAGGCTGCGCCTGAGACCGAAGCACCTAAAAGTGACTCACCAAGTTTCGATAAGTTCTCTGAGGAATTTGCTAGCTCTGGTGAGTTAGGCGAGGAAAGCTACACAGAACTTGAAGCTATGGGTTACCCCAAAGAGATGGTGGAAACCTATATCAAGGGTATGCAATCCGCTCAGACAGCAGATGCAGACGCAGTGATGGAAGTCGCTGGCGGTAAAGACGGTTATCAAGAGTTAACTGAATGGGCTAAAGAGAGCCTCGAGAACAACGAACTTGAACTCTACAACCAAATGGTTGGGACAGGTACTGATAATGCTAAGATGGCAGTCGAATGGCTGCAGTCTAAGCGAGAAGCTATGGAAGGCTCTGAGCCTAACTTGCTCTCAGGAAAATCACAGGCACCATCCAAGGATGAGTTCCGTAGCACAGCGGAAGTTGTAGCTGCAATGAAGGACGCCCGATACGGCAAGGACTCTGCGTATACTAAAGACGTAGAGGAAAAGCTGGGGCGTTCTTCGGTATTTTAAAGGAGATTATTATGCCTAAAGGTAAAGGGACTTACGGTACAAAAGTAGGTCGTCCACCAAAGAAGAAGTAACTACCTCTGGCGGGGCGCTGGGCATCAACCACGTCCCGTCAATTCCTATGACACGAGAACATCTAGCACACCTTTTTAGGTGGCTGAGACTATCAACGATGAACGACTAGGCCGGATGCGTCCGACAACCCTGACAAGTAGTAAGCGACAGTCATTCTCAATCTAAATAAAAATTCCATAGGATAAAGAAAATGACAAATGTAACCGCATCACGCTTGGGTGTTGTCAATAAGGCGACCCCAGCAAATAACGCAGCAGCTTCGGCTCTGTTCCTAAAAGTCTTCGCTGGTGAAGTTCTCACCGCTTTTGACGAAGTAAACGTAATGAAAGACCTGCACGTCTCTCGCACAATCGCGAACGGCAAGTCAGCGTCCTTCCCAGTGACAGGTAAAGCTAACGCTGCATACCACACTGTAGGTACACCTTTGTTGGGTACACAGAAAATTGCTCACAATGAAATCGTTATCAACATCGATGATGTATTGATTGCTGACACATTTATTGCAAATATCGATGAGGCTAAAAATCATTATGACGTGCGCGCTGAGTACAGCCGCTTGTTGGGTATGGCCTTGGCTAAAGAATTTGACACACGCACAATGCGCGTAGGTCTATTGGGCGCACGTTCAGCAGCTACCGTAACTGGTGGTAATGGCGGTTCAGCTCTAGTTTCCTCGACTTCTAAGACATCTGGCGCAGCTTTGGCTGCAGCTATCTTCGACGCAGCGAAAGCTCT